CAATTTCAATAATCCGAATAAGGAGTCGGAGTTGAACACTATGGAGAATGAATGCAAGTGGTTGATGAAGGCTTGCGGGGATGTTCCTTATTGGGTTTGGTCTCATAGGAATCCGCAGTTGCTGGCGTCCGTTTCTGGTGTTCCCAGTTCTAACCCGAAACGAGGTTGGGTGAAGATCGTTACTGGGGCTCTCAAGCATATTCCGTTGATTTGCTCATCTGATCCAACCGTACAGAGACGACGCCAGTTGGGGTATAACGCTTTCACGAGTGGTGGTATTCAGGGTCAGGAGCATCGTATCGTTCAGTTCTTGATTGATAGCTCGATGATGAGTGCCGTACAGCCTTTAGACATATGGACAGCCGTGTGTCGCTCTACTGAGGGAGTCCTACTCATTCGAGAAGCAAACGCTTCTTCTAGGAAGGCGATTGAGGGGCATGTTGTGTTTGGCGCTCTACTTAAGACTCAAGCTACGGGTGAGAAGAGGACGTTTGATTGGTTTGCGCACTCTCAGCGTGCTTTGACGGGCGCCAGATTTCTTCGGAGGGATGAGAGGATTGCTTCTATTCGCGAGGCGCGTTACAGAGCCTCAGTGGAAGTTGAAGAGCCAGCTGGCGCTAGTGCGGAGCTACCAGTTCACAAGATGCCAATGAATATGCGTAGTCTGTACGAAGATGTAGCTCTGAAGGACTTTGGTGAGGAAGAGGGTGCTAAAGCTGTGAGTTTCGACCGTTTGGATGTGATTCGATCCTTGCCGTCAGCTGCCGATGAGGTGGTAACGGCGATGGTGGATCCAGAATTCATCAGCCGTACAGAGAGAGAGTTTCAGAATGTGCTGGGAGAGAGCTTGCTTTATGATGACGTGAAAGTGAGTCTCCCTGAAGCGTACTTGTTTCCTCGACAAAAGGGCTCTGATGACGCATTGTTGCTTGAAACTATGAAGGTCCGCATCACGAGAGGTTCTGTGGAGAGCAATGAGCGTGAGTTTGTGAATCGCGCATGGGTGGGTCGAGAGTTGTTTGATGGTTCCATCAATGCTCTCGGGTTGCCTAATCAGACTGATTTTGACGAGGACCTCTTCCTTTCGTGTCTCAGCGAGCAAATCGACAAGCGAGTGTCAGGCAAAAGTCAAGGTCTGTTGGCTGAGTACGATGAAAGATCCCATGCGTGGTTAAAGGATTTCCAGGCTAAAGTTAGAATGAAAGGCCAACTTAAGAGTAAGCTCGAGGCTCTCGCGCTGGAAGTCCCGAAGGCGGGTCAGACCATTAATGTCTTGCCTGAATGGGTGATCGCGACTTTTGGTGTTTGGTGTCGCTATATCATTGCTCTGATCAAGCGGTTCAAGACAAATGATCACGTAGAGATCTATCATGGTTTCACTTTGGAGAGGTTTGATCAGACAGTTCGAGATCATTGGCAGACTGATCCTCGCCTACCCCCATCCACTTACGAGAGATGCACCATAAACGATTTCTCGAAGTTCGGAGCTACCCAAGGAGGCGATAGCCTGAAGATGGATTGTTTGTGGTTTTGTTGGGCGGATTGTCCTGACGATCTCATATCGTTGTACATCAAATTGAAGACGCAATTGGTAGCCGCAGGTGGGGTAAAGAGTATATGCCGCGATGATGGAGAACCCGGAACGTTCTTATTCAATTCTCTCTATGATTTGGG